ACAGAAGTTACTTGAAATAGTTTATCTTCAAAGTCAGAGTTTTGATAACCTGTACCACCTGGTAAAGTTACATTGTCTAATAATACAATATCACCTGCTGATAAACCATGATTTGATTTTGTTATAGAACAAATAGCTGAACCACTAGTTGTTGCAATAGTACAAGATGTTAATGTTGCTTTTAAAGGTGTAACATCATATAATTGTCCCTCAAAATATATAAGTAAAAATTTATCTGTACCGATAGCAACGTATCGGTTACCATCTAGATCTACGAATGCAAATTGTCTTCTTGCAACACCACATATAGTATCTGTAACAAGTGATGACCATCCTCCTACTTTTTCTGGAAGACCATATCTAAATCTTGTATTGTCACAATCAACCCATCTAAACTCTGCACCAGAGTCAGTGTTTTGTTTGTCTATTCCTGGTAAGACTTTAAAATCAATTAGAGCCATGGTCCGTGCTCCTATATTTTATCTTTGTAGACCCAGCCTCTTGTAGCATTAACATATACTAACGTAAAAGCCGAAGCGTTCGCTGAAACAACTAAATTAGAAGCAGCACCATTTATATTGGACCCGTTTCTTCCAACCGTTAAATTGTTAGATGCAAGGTTATTACCACTGTCTATAAATGTGACTTCGTTTCCGATAGCAGGTGAAGCTGGTAGATTAATTGTGATAGGGCCACTAATACCAGAACCAGATGTATCGATCAAAACTTGATCACCATTGACTGTTGTGTAAGTAGCAGTTGGTGTGTAGTAACCTTTTGTTTGTAGTTTTCCTGTAATATTTGTACCATCAGAATACAATACAGTTGTTGATCCAACTGGTAATGTAAGTCCTGTTCCTGATACAGTTTTAACTGTTAGTGTATAATTGTTTGATGATCTAGTTGTAGCATCTTCTACTATAAATACTCTTTCTGCAGAGTCAGGCATAGTAACTGATCTGTTTGCAGTTAGTGTACCAGTTAGTTTGTAGTATAAATTTTTACCGTTTGCTGTGGCATGATTTGCTAAAGATAAAGCAACATCACCAGATCCTACTGCTAATGATATATAACCTGATGCTGCCTGTTCTAATATTTGTAAATTTGTATTTGTGATTGTACCCCAGGTACCTGACTTTTCACCTGTCGTTATCAGTTCTAGTTTTAAATCACTTGATGTACTTGACGCCATATATTTCTCCTACGGATTGTTCGGGTCGATAGGTACCCAAACTCCAGTTGCATTTGGATCTATCGGTATCCATGATATCACATCTACCGTGTTAGTTGCAAGTTTTAAATGCTGTCCTGTTACAGGAACTCTAGTAATTAAATCAATCGCTGTGTTCCCTATAGCAACATTTATCCTATTACCATTAGGTAATACTACAACATTTTGAATACCTACACCGGCAAATGTTGTTGCTGAAAAGGCTGTTGCTCCAAAAAACATATATTATCCTCTACTCGTTTGGATAGGTACCCAGGTCTGTGTAGCACCTGGTACAATACCATCCCATTGTTTTATATTAACATCAGTTGTACCGATTTCAAAACCTTCTCCAGAAGGTAAAGCTTTGGCTTTAGCTATTACAGTTACGTCACTTGTGCCAACGTTAAATCTTTTGCCTGTTACAATCGCTGTAGCGTTTGCTTTAGCTGTAGCATTACCTAAAGCTATTTCAATACCATTACCTGTAACTGATAAATTACATTTACCAATAATAGTTACTTGGCCTGTTGCTAGATCTAAGCCATTACCTATAATAGTTGGTTTAGCACCTGCTGTTGTAGTAACAGTTCCATTACCTAATTCAAAACCATTACCTGTAACCGGTACGTCTTTACCAATTGATGCTTCTGCATTACCAATACCTAGTTCTAATCCGTTGCCAGATAATACTTCTCTTGCTTTACCAATAATAGTTACATTACCGGTAGATATGTTTACTCGTTTACCTGTGACTGATACATTTGCTTGACCGACGGTTGTAGAGTTACCAATGTTGACATTGATCTGTGATCCAAGGACATTGACGTATGCGTTAGGATTAAACCCTACATCTGAGAAGGGTGCGGCTGCAAAGGGTGTAGCACCGAAATACATGCGAGATTACCTCGCAGTAGCTGGAATGTTATTAGATCCTACTAGTGATTGACCAAATGCCATGTAGATGTATGTGTTATCACTTCCATTAGTATCATTACCAACACCAGAAGCACCACCTCTTAATTTAAAACCATTAGAAAGAAAATCTACTCTGTTATAATTAGCATTAACAAATTCTGCTTCACTAGTATTTGGTGTTAGAGTATTACGAACATAATTAATAGGATCTCTCACAGCATCAGTGAGATACCAATTTCTATCATTATCTGCATCTTTAATTATAATAAATTTAGGTTTAAATCCTGTATAAACAAATGGTCCATTTGTACTACCATTACCCTCATAAGAACCAAACTTGCTATAACCAGTTTTTTCTGCAAAGCAATAAGCTACATGATTATCTCCACTTTTATTTGAACCGTTATCTGTGCCAACAGAAAAAACTGAACTTGTTGGTTCGGTGTTATTAAAAATACTTGATGCTGTGCCAGCAGCTTGTGTTGCGTCTAAAGCCAAATGTTTAGTAGCACCTAAACTTGCATGATATACTCTCCATTGTAAACTATTTGTACTTATATTTTTTACCATATACATTTTAGGAACAGCACCTAAACCATGACCAACTGTTGCAGCACTTCCTGTCCCAGTAAATTGAGATATAGAAAAACCTGCTGTAGTATTTACTGAAGTGTATGTAGTATTTATTGAACCATCTGTGTTTGATGAACCTTGTCCAGTTCCTGCTTTCCAATGCCATGATACGTAAGTATCATTATTACCATTAGTACCACCATTACTTCCAGTAGTAAATCCATCCGTTCCAAAAGCTGTTAATCTATCTGCACCTGTTTGTTCTGGAGCTGTAGAACTACTTTCAAGATATTTAGTTGCACCTCTTACAGCATCAAATAAATTATGATTACTTGTACCATTTCTGTGTTTTATCCAAACCCAGTCAGGTTGAAAGCCAACACCTGTAATATTTTGTGTTCCACCATTACCTGTATAAAGTTTAGTATTAAAATAAGTTGTAGATTTATTAATTGTTGTATAAGCCATATTATAAATTCATCCCCTTTGTTGATAACGCAGTAAATCCAGTTGGTACATTATATTCAAATATTCCATTATTACTTGCGTTAGTTCCTGCACTAGCTACTGCTGTTGTTCCGAAGTAGCCATTGCCAAAATTACTATCACCTCTTGAAGCATTAAATGCTGCTATAAAAGGAACTGATTGATAATTACCTGTTTCTGTCCAAATTGCATTTGTTCCATTAGCAGGGTCTCCACTATTCCACCATGTTCCATTTACACCCATCCAAAATTTCATATTACCTGCAGTAGAATCCATTGCACACATGATAACATCATTTAAAGAAGTTGCACTAACTGTAACATTTCCATTTTTAGAATATACTGTAGTACCACCTGCAGGATAATAACAATCTTTACTAGAACTTACATATCCAGCACTACCACCATTCATATCTCCTTGAGCTATGGTATTATCTCTTATTATACCGATTTGTGGATATCCAGAACTACCAGAATTATATGCTATGACTTTAGTTTCCCAATAATATTTACCTGATGGTGGAAAAGAAAGTGTTCCCCATGAGCTACCATTATTAGTGTTTGTATTTCCATAAACATTTGTATTACCATAATTCATATCCATATAACTTCCTTTAGCTAGTCTGTTCCAAGTACAAAAAACATTACTTGGACAATCTTCTGTTTTTGTAAGTGTTCCGCTACCAACTGAAAAATCATTAGAGTTAGGTGACTGGTCTGTAACTCCATTACCATCTTTTAAAATAAAGAAACCATTAGTTCCATAAGATACACTAGGAGACGTATTTATTTTCCATTCTCCAGTTGTCGCATCTGTTGAACCAAATGATGATGCGTCATAAGAATAACCATCACATAAATGAACATGACTCATACTACCTAAAAAATGACCACTTAAATTATTTGTTTGTGTTCCTATAAAATTGTCATATCCAGATGTATTAACAAAACTAGCAACATTCTGACTAACATTTGTTCTTAATGCCATACTTGTCTCTTGTGTGCCATTAACATAGAATCTAATTCTATCGTCTGCTGTTGCTAAAGTTGAATCATATCTTACAACTATATGATACCAAGCATTAAAATCTCTAAACAATCTATTTGTTCTTAATACTACTTGTGAAGAACTATTATAATAGTCGTAATAATGTAAATGGTCATTTTGAAACATTATTGAACTATAATTAGCACCACTCGTTCTTTCATTGTTAGATGAAAAGAAAAATTCACTAGCACTTGAAACACTTCTGCTTCTTTTTATCCATGCAGAAAATGTCCATTTAGTTCTATTTCCTGTTGATGATAAACCTAATCTTTGTACTAAAACTGACATTAGTTAAACTGCGCTCCTCCTGACGCACCGTGAGATATGATAATATTAAACTGACGGTCCGCTGTTTGGCCCTGTGCATCCGTTGCTCGTATAGTAAATGTATACGTTGTCGTTTGCGTTGAGCCTGATTCAGTACCAGTGATTGCACCAGTACTTGTATTTAAACTTGCACCACCTGGAAGT